GCTTTTGGAATATCAAATGGCTCAATAACGTGAACCTTACTTTCCCAAATATAATCAAAACGACCACCTTCACCATCATTATCCCATGAACCAAGTAGCCATTGTGCCCTACGAATCGGGTCTTCAATAGATTCTAATTGAGCAATATACTCAGGTGTTAGCTTTGTATTTTCTTTATACGAACTAAAAATATGGGTTTGTGTCCGATAAATAATCTCTTGTTCTTGTGTTCGAGGATTAAAAATCTCGATTGGAACTTTAACTATTTCACCTCGCTCCCCTTTATCAATGAATCTTTTTTTAACCCAGTTACGACCAATACCAGAACTGTTTGTGGTAGCCAATACAGTTAATGGAATTTGTGGCAATAATTCCCCATTGGGTAGGGGGTAGTCCTCTGGTATAAATGAAGAACGATTTGTTGATAATACCAAATCAAATACTTCTGAAGTTGGATGTTTAGTTAACTCATTTGGAGAAATGAAGCAATTTTTTGACACAGTTCGTGTGAGTGGATTGACATAACAGTTTACATCAGCCACAGTAATATCGATGGTATGCAATCTATCTTCGATTGGCTCAAATTCAATATATCCTATTTCAAAGTTACAATTTGACTTCAATAAAAGTTGGGTATCATAGGGGTGGGGGTAATTCATTTGTCCCCATTTAGAGGTCATTAATGCCACAGGGTGTTTTTGTGCAGTTTTATCCCATGTGCCTTTAACACCTAGAAGACGATGGTCAGTTGATTGTATTTGTTTCCCTATAAGATTGCCCTCACGGGAATATACTGACACAAGGTTACATGACTTCTTACGGATAGGGAATACTTTTGTGATTGGTTTATAGCCTGAGGGAGTTAGGATTTTATCACCTTCTTCTACACCACGAATAGGGATTAATCCTTTATCTTCTATATCCACAAGTTCATCCACACCAAGACACAACTCTTGTCCATGTAATGAATTCTCATAATCCTCTTTAGTGGAAATAGAGCGGAATAATAATTCTTCTCCTGTTTTCCACACATATTTATAATCGGATTTAGATGCATAGAACTTTGAACCATCATTGAATCGAGAGAACCATCTCTTGGCTCTATTCACGATATCATCTAATGCTCGATATGATACGTCATATACGATTCCACGCCAGAATTCACCGTATCCAATGCCCACAAAACGTCTAAAACGCATTAAACTCACATCGGTCTTACCCGATGCTCTTGTTCCCTGTAATAATATAATTTGCGCAGGACAACTTAATGCCAGTTTCTGTGATTCAGCAATCGGTTCCCATACCTTCTTATATCCCGCAGGTAACACAATTTCCTTTTTATAATTTGACGGTAATATCAAATTGTCACTCATCCCAATCCCCACCTAATAAATAATCGTCTATCACTTCTAATTCATATTTCAATTTAAATAACGCCTCATCCTTTGTGTCAAGGTTCAAGAAACACTTATGAATATCCAAATCCAGTAACTCATTTAATTCCTCATTTGGCTCATTCATTAATGACTACTCATGATGGTATATTCTTCCTCACAGTAGTCTTCCTTTTGCACAGGTATGAAGCGTAAGCCGAGATTGAAGATAGCGAGGATTTCAATTACTTCAGAAAGTAATACTTTATTAAAGTTACCGAGAATAATGGCATCCATTGTGCCATTATCCCTAAATTTAGCTAGTTCCTGCTTCTTGGTATAGGTGAGTCGGGTTGTAGTGATTAATGAGTCCAAAAGTAACACAAAGTCTTTTGATATCACAGTAGTCACAAATGTCTTGAAGTATTCTTCATCGGATAGGTTTTGGAGTTTCATACCGATGCCTCAAGTTGTTTATGTAATTTACTCTGTGAATCAATGGCATGAGATGACCAATCATCCACAGTCATTGTAGCGGGTGTGACCATCACGCCTCCCATGAATTCAACTTTGGTTTCAGATTTAGAGGGAGCTTCTAATCCGAGTAGCACACCTAATTGTTTTGCTGCCGCAACTCTTGCGGATGGGTTTGAACCCTCTCCGTCATATATCATGATTTGTCTAAGTGAAATAATCATATCTTGACGCATCCTTTCAGGGTCTGCTGCTGCCACAGATGCTTCAATCTCTTTACGCTTAATCATGATTTGGACTTTGCTCTCTGATAAGAACTCTTTTGCATAATTATCTGCATAAGTAGCATTGATTCCTGCACGGATAGCTGCTTTGGTTGGGTTCTTATCAAACATATATTCCTTCACAAACTTCTCACGAAGTTCAACCTCATAATGACTTAATTGTCGCTCTTTAGTCGCTATTTCTGTATCTGCCATATCTATTTATTATTAAATCCAAAAGACATTTGTATATCACAGTGAGGGGTTTGGTGTCAAGTTATATTGGGTTGGGGTATTTTTAAAAATCCTATATTTGAGATGGACTTTGTCCCTATAAAAAAGAGGGTATATAGGGGGTGGGTTTGCTTTGTTGTCAAATAGTGGGGTGATTTGGGGTTTTTGTGGGTGGGTGGATGCCCCCTCCCCCTATACCCTATAAAATTCGCCATTCTATAGGGTAGGTATACCTTAAAAATCAATAGTTTACAAGTCTACCAGTCTAAAATGATATCATTAATTTTTTTTCTGAATGAATCATAATTATTGAACTTGTAAACGATACCATTATCATAATGATTAATAATAAAAAAAGTATTATCTAAAAAACAAAATGATATTTTTTTATCAATCATAGGCTTATTAGCTACGATGAATTGAAACTTTACGCCGTGCATAAGCTGCGCTTTATTGATCCGAATTTTCATAATACCACCAATAATAAAATAATAATAAGATTAAAAATTAACCATGTTTTAATAAGTCTACCAGTATTAAAAACAATCATAAACCGCCCAATTTCTTTGACAAGGCGTTACGTTTCGCACCATGCGCGGTAAATGCAACAACAACCCTTTTTTGAACTCTATCCTTTGCGCAAAGTATACAATTAGCACATTTAATGCTATCTTTATATTCAGCTGGACACCTAACAATCATTAAATCATCATGTTTGATGACCTTATGAATGCTACCAGTGGGCAATACGATAACGGCATTTAAGCCGTGATTTAAGGCTTGTGTAGCCTTGTTTGTGTCTTCACATGAAATATTCACGTGCAATCCTTTGCTAAATGCTAACTTCAACGCGCTAACATTCAAACTATTATCGATTGAATGATGGGTATATAAAATCGTTTCAATCATACGATTTTTCACTGTATTAGCAAGTTTTAAGAGTTTAACAGCGTCAATTGTTCCGTTACTATGTGCAAGGTCGCCAACTACATTAAAACGTAGTGATGAACGTTTTTTTAAGGCGTCAATTAGGTTCATAACTTGAACAAAATCTAGTCCACTCTTATCCAATTTTTTCCATTGTATACCAGTAAAATGCAATTTTCCGTAGCACTCTTCGAATAATGCGCATGTAGTTGGGCACGATTGTGAAGAAGTAGACACCGCTGCAATGTTACCGATTTTTTTATTGCTTGAATGTGAAGTAAAGCTATAATTTAAATTTGACATGATACCCACCTATAAAAAAGAAGAAGAAAAATAAAAAAGTTAACGTATTTTAGCTTTTTTGACGTTATTATCAAATTATTTTTGATTTATCGTCAAAATAAAATCACTTATCTAATAAAATCAACAGGTTACTATTCGCGCGTCATATTGTCGCGCGTCATATATTGCGGCTTTTATACTGTAAACTATACAAGTATTATCTTTTTTCACTATATATAGAGAAAAATAGTTCTTTAAAAACACGCCTACCAGTCCGCAGCTAATCAAGTTATCAGGTATTACTTATCAGGTATTAACTTGATTAATCAAGCTGTAAAATGCTACCAGTTTATTAAATTGACTATAAATTACTATAGGATTCAATAACTTATAAAACCATACAGTTTATAAGGTTAGATAATGGTATATAAATCAATAACTTATAAAAACCCTAGTTTCAAAATGGTATAAATCCACTACTTTTCAAGTGGTATTTATCACTTTTTTCACTCTGAGACCAATATGCTCAAATTTGCCCGCTATGACCCGTTCAGGTCTTGAGGAATACTACGACCACACTCAGAGCCTGAAATCGTCTCCTAGACCCCTTAGAATTCAATTTTAGGGTATGATTTCACAAAAAGCTCGTTAGCCTGTAAAATTTTTCATGGTCAATTCAATTTTGAACTTCATCCCACAAAACTGGAAGGCGTATTTTTAGCCACAGGTGACACAGGGTGCCGCTCCTTCTTGTCTTCCTCAGCTCCCGCAGCTCAGGAACGGTCTCGCAGCTCCTCCTTGTGACACATCAGGTCACAGGGTAAAATCAACAGCCAATCCAAAATCCTCTCAGAATTGACCCACAGTGGTCTTTTGTGTCACAAGTAATACCAATGTAGCACCCAATCCCTCCTCGTGCCTTCAGCACACCTTAAAATCAAAATTATGACCCCTTTTTCACATTATCCCACTAGCCCATAAAATTATTTTGCACAAATTGGATTTTGAAGTCCGTTTGGCAAAACTCACATCCAAAAAACCATCAAATAATAACCCTAAAAACTTTATTGGTACCAATGGTACCTATTTGGTACCAACCCTCAAACCCGCATCATTGCTGGATTCTCGTTTTCAAATAATAACCCTAAAAAAAATGTTGGTACCAAGAATTTTGAATAACCTACTAAGTTGTGTGGTTATTTTGTTGTCAAAAAGTCGAAAAAGTGCCAAAAAAGCCGATTTTGTATATTGGGTGCTGATTTTATGTAAGTTATTGATTTATAAGAAGAAAAAAAGCTTTATTATAATATATATATTTTTAAGTTTATAAATTTATACCTTTTTTATTTTATTGTCAAAATCCTAGTTGGTACCAACAAATCACTACCTTGGTACCAAGGTCAAACCCTTATATTTACTGGCTTTGAGTGTGGTACCAAGTTGGTACCAAAGACATTTCTTGGTACCAAGTTGGTACCAACTTAACTTTCCCCCTCTAGGAATAACATAAAAAAAATAAATTTTTTTACAACAACATCAAAATCAACTCATGTTGACTAATGTTGATAAATATGCTAACCTAATATTTTACTTACTTCGGGAACTATCATGTCTACAGAAACTAAGCGTCACATGGTCAGATTATCATCTGATTCATGCATAAAAATCACAGAAATATCAAATAAATTTTTTGCAGGGATTACCAATCACACAAAAATGTGTGAGCAATCCATCAATCTACTCCACGATTTATTATCTCACCCAACTGTGAAACTGGAATACTCTGTGGAAGAAAAACAATTTAAAGTTAAAGAGGTCAAATAAATGAATACTATAAAACTATCATTTACTCCAGACACAGGAGCGCAAAGCCTTGATATTGATGTGAGCTATAGACTCGCTTTCAACTTCCTAAGACTGTGCATTCTAATGAACAAAGAACCAATTGAGATATTAGACATCTGTATGTCGGAATGTATAAAAGCTAACAATTCAAAACGTAAGGACTAATTATGTCAACTAAAACCCAATTAAAATTCAGCACAACTCAAGATATTGTGGATAAGTTTGATAGCTTACACGCACTATTGCCCACAGAAACCAAAGTCAAAACCTTTGAATGGTTAATCCAAATTGGTTATGAGAAGTATGAATCTATGGATATCATCTCTAACAATGTGGTCGTAAATCAACTTAATGACATCAAGAATGTGTCCGATAAAGTCCTCGAAGCAGTCACAGAAATACTCAATAAACTCTCTCCAGCAGAGGTAGAATCAATTCTTATGTCTGAACCTATACAACCACAAGGGGAAGAAATTTCCGAGCCTTCTACACCTCTTTCTGTTGAAATTTCAAATACACCAAAAATATCAGATAAAATC